ATCCGCTCCCGGCCAAGCATCTGCTTGCGGAGGTATGGCATCGACTGCCAGACAACTTCGCGGAGATCGTCGCGATTCATGGCTTTTCGCACTCCGGCCCGCACTGCTTCTTGTTGCCAGACTTGCAGGGACACGACGGGTCGCAGTCGCAGTCAACGAGAGCGAGCCGGTCTCCCGAGAGAACCTTGCCCGTGTTGTTGCACTTGCCGCAGCACTCGGCCGGGGCAGCGTCCTGCTTGGTCTCGGCGACCACACAGGCATAGGCCGCGTCAGCGAAGCACTCGGCGAGCCGGTCTGGCGGCACGGACGAGCCGCAGCCAGCGGCGAAAAGAACCACAATCACCGCAAGTCTCACAGCACGCCTCCACTCCAGTCGGGAAGTTTGCGAGGCGGAAAGCCGTCGTAGTTCGAGATGGCGAAACTATCGCCCTGCCCGAGCATCCGGTCGAGGACGTCCGCGTCACACCAGAACGTGGAGCCGCGAAACGGCACGGGCATATCGTCTGGATAGTGAGGCCCTGAGTTCGAGTTGTTGCCCCACGAGTTCCAGATCAGTCCACCCGGTCGCTTGCCGTGCCTCTTCGAGATCCCCGCCATCGCGTGGAGCCACTGCCCCCTGGGCTTGCAGAAGCCCTCGCTGTCTCGGCTGAAGGTGAAGCCAACATTCGAGCAGATTGCCACGGGAAACCCGGCCCCGATCGCGCGGCAGTATTCGTCAAAGTTTCGGACGAGGCTCGTCTCTCGCACTCGCCGCTTCTTCGCGTGCGGCTCCAGATCGTCCGGAACGCCAGTGTCACCCCACTGCTTCTCGCGGATGCCGGAATACTCTTTGAAGACTTGGCCGTTGTAGTCCACATCGTAGTGGAGCAGGCCCCAGTGCATGATCGCCTTGCAAGCCGCGGCGCCATAAGACCCATCGGATTGGCCTGCTCGCTTCTTGCCCCTGCTTTCTACGCGCGAAAACGCATAGATCGAAGCCTCCAACGTGCGGCCGTGCCAGTCCTCGGCCTCGCCATGCACGGCGATCTCGGTGCAGGCCAAGATGTCCGAGCATCCAGCGTAAGCGTGGCCAACGCAACTTCCGATTGCCTGGGCCACGCGACGGTAGTTTGGGCAGACTCGGAGAAGGTACTGGTAGAGGAAGACGTCTTTGTCTTCCATGACCTTCAACTTCGGGCCACCGTCCGAGAGCGTCGGATACTTGAGCGACGAGACGAACTTCTCCGTCTCGGCCGGATTGGGTGTCCAGCCTTCGGGCCGCCATGGCTTCGCCATTTCAGCCGTCCTTTCCGAGACCGGCCCAGGCGATAGCGTCGAAGAGTTCGGCCGCCTTCGCCCGCAACTCTGGCGTCATCTGCCTCCGGTCGTCGCCGAGCGTGTTCGTGAACGCCGATTCGATCGCGTCTCGCAGGGCCGGGTACTTGCCCGGCTTATTGTCGGCGAGGCCCTTCCAGATGTACTGCAAGATCGCGACATGAACGGCCCGCAAGCCGTCGGTCGTTTTGATCGTCGGCTGGTCGGCGTCGCCGTCCGTCTTCACGACGCGAGCGGCGTTCTGGTAGATGTACTGAAGCCAGAGCCGGTCGATCGAGGACATCTGCGACACGACTTTCGTAACGGGCGAGACTTCAGCCTTCATCTGCGTAGACGGCTCCTGAACGGACAGCAGCGACGGCTGCGGGGCCGAGCCCGCAACCGCATACATCACCAACGCCGCGGCGATCAGCAGTCGCAGCGACTTCATTTCTTGGCCCCTTCCGGCATCAGCAAGACGTCGAGCAGTTGCTGACACAACTCGACTCCCCGCTTGTTTCCGGCGGCCTGGAGCCGTCGGGCAATCTCGACGACGGTGTGCGCGTCGTCGGGGCCTGCGGGCTTGATTGCGACGGCTGGCCGCTTGGCCCAAAGCCATGCGACTGCCGCTTGGGCATAAGCCACCATACCGGGCGCCGCCACAAGAGCAGCCGCCGCCACGACGGCAGAGGCGCGAAGAGCAAACTCATAGTCGATCATGCCTGCACCTTTCCGATCACCCACCTCACAAAAGCCTCGCCCTCCTTCGACCGCAGCACGGCCGAAAGGTGCGAGACGAGTTCATCGTCCACCTTGGTTCCGCCGGTCTTCGAGGCCAGCCACTCGCAGGCGTCGGCCACGACGAGAGCCTTGCGGTGCGGGTCTGGAGTGGCGAGAAACGCCTGCGCGAACGTCAGGATGGGAGCCCACTCTTGAAAGAGCCGGATCTTCTCCCAGATGCTCAGGTTCGAGCCGTACTGGTTGCTGTCGGTGGTCATAGAAACAGCCCTCCTGTGCTGCTTCTTTCACCGTAGCAACCGGCGACTATCGACCCGAAGTATCGATCAAGTCTTCGATCGACATTCCGTCGCTGTCACCCTGGAAGACCGACTCGGGGACAACGCGGATCTCGACCGGCAGAGGCGTCATGCTGCCGCCGACGAGCCGTTTCGCTCGCTCTTCGTCTGTCCAGCCTGCCTGGAACTCCAGGCACTTCGCCCGAATTTCTTCGGGGCTGGGAAGATAGGCTCGCCGTTTTCCTGCCTTGGAGTTGTGCCAACTCTCGCGGCGAGGCAAGCCAAGCGACCGTCGCGTAGCATCGCAACGGTCAGCCGATATCCTGAGCGTCTCAGCAATCACCCGGGTCGGCGTCCCCGCCAACCACATCTTCGCGAAGGTCTTTTCGCAGACCTCCGTCTTCTTCTTCTTCATCTGGAACCCAAAAGGAGACAACCCTCTGCGACGGGTTTAAAAAACAGTCCCCTCCGCACGACCTCCAGTGGGCAACGTGTTCGCAGTCGCCGCCCCTGTATGTCCCCTCCAGAAAGTTTCTCGTCCGGTAGACGCCCAACTGCCCGAAGGCGCTGTTCATCCGCACCGGCTCGCCGCCCACCGGCGGATGCCAGAGGTGGAACCAGAGTTCCGACCGCTCGTCCCAGTGGTTCCAGCGGCAGGCCCAGGCGTCGTATTGCGCTTCGATGATCGCGTTGCCGAACTGCGGCATCTTCCACTTGCACCACGAGTACGAGGCCATGCCCGCCGCTTGGCCCCAGTCCTGCATCCACGAGTCGTCCTCGTCGAGGTCGTTCTCGTAGTCTTCGAGCCAGCCGAGCGTGTTCGCGATGCCGTTGATCGACCAGCCGCCCCAGGGGTCAGTGTCGAACACGACCGTGTAGTCGAAGCCTGGGACGTTTCTTCGCACCCAGTCGCGGCACTCGTTGCGGTACTCGGCCAGGGCAAACGTCCGGTCGGCGCTCTTGGTGAAGTTCAGGTGCGGTCGGTTCTTCGTGTTCAGGCTCACCGTCAGACGGTCGCACTGTCGGGTGTAGTCGGCGAGGAACTCTTTCGTGCCGTCGATCGAGTCGTTCTCGTAGACGAAACACCGCCAGTCTTTGAAGAGCGAGCCCGTGTCCTCGACTCGCTTCAGCGTCAGGCCGAGCCAAGGCATCGCGTTGCGGCAAATTGCGACGAACGCCACCCGTGCCTCCGCCGCTCTCCGGCGGCCGAAGTCCACGCGATCCCAGTATTGCCTCACGAAGGCCGGGTCTGGCGGCAGGATGAGGTCAGGGTCGTGTCGGCCGATCTGCTTGAGGCTTATTGTCGCCATGTGGATATCACTTTCGCTTCGATGGGACTCCCAGGTTCCGACGGCCAGAAGTGCGCGAGCGCTTCGCCCGTACTCACGACCGTCGTAAGTTCCGGATACACGAACCAGCCGTCGATCGAGGGCCTGTTCTCGGGCGGCGGCTCGCGGTGAACGTGCCAAGTCCGGATGTCGATCGCCGGGTTAAACACCTCGCACCCTGCCTGCACGGCCTCGCCGAGAAAAGCGTTCTCGCAGCCCACGACGCCGAGCGGAATCGATGCCATTCTTTCTGTGCGGCCCACCCTCCCGCCGACGAACACCCAGGTGTCTTGGGTGCCGCTGAAAAACCGCTCTCCGGCCATGTGGCCGAGCATGAGGGGGCTTACGGAGTTGTTCCATCGAGTCAGGGCGAACAGCCGCATCTCTTGGCAACTGGGTTCGAGCAGCCGGATCGTCTCGTCAAACTTGATGTCGGAGTTCGCCAAGACGCAGACTTGCCCCGCCAGCGACTGGGCCGCGAGGTCGAGAAAGTCGCCGTATGTCCACCGCTTCTTCTCGCCATCGACATAGACGCACTGCTCAAACAGGCCGCTCGTCTCGTTGGCCTCGCGAACTTCGGCTAACTCGTCCCGCCGCTGCCTGCTCGCTGGCTCATACTGCTGCGCAATGAGGATCACGAGCCCACTCCTGAACGGTCTCCAGCCTGTTTGAGATCCCACAGGCGTGGCGAAACTTCGGCACAACATCCGCAGGCGATCCCGACCAGCAGTTCCACTCTTCGCCGAGCGTGTGCGTCGGCACGTTCTCCTCGGCGGCGACGGCATTGATTGCGGCCTGCTCCCACCACGGATGGTGAATGAACTGGTCTCGCATCGCGGCCAACATCATGACCCTCGCCATGCCCCTTCTCACCAGCCAGACTCCCAGGTTGTGATGCGGGGGATCGCCTATCTTTGCCATCGCCTGCATTGCCGACGGCGGGACTTCGGCAAAAATGTTGACGTCGCAGCGGCCAGAAATCACGACGTCCGCATCGAGCCACAGAACCTCGTCGAACTCCGACAAGGCATCTGCGACATAGGCGAGTTTCATCCAAGACTCGGGCCGCTGGAATGCGCAAGCCCGCGTGTGCGAGCGGAACGGCACTCCGATTCGGTCTGCATAGTGCTGCATGAGCGGCCACGTTACGCTGGCGATCTGCGACCAGGGTTCGTTGCAGCCAGAGACAATGACTCGGCTCATGGACGACCAATCAGCCAACAGTGACCAGGGTGAGCGCCGTGAAGCGGGTGCCGATGCAGTTCGACTCGCTTGCCGAGACGCCAGAGTTCCTCGACGACGGCGTGTCGCGTGTCGTGGCACTCGACGACGAACACCGTCCGAGACCAGCGGCCGTCGGCGGAGCAGCCGGCCAGCACGGATTGCTCGGCCCCTTCGACGTCGATCTTGACGAAGTCGGCTCCGTCGGGGTGCTGCGAGTCGAGCGTCACGGACGAGACGGTCGTCACGGCCTCGACCGGAGCCGGAGACTGGCCGCCGCCGCCGATCGGGTGATCTTCGAGCAGCGAGTTCTGTCCCGTGTCGGGACGAAGGTAAAGGCTGGTCTCGCCGCCGCGGTTCGACACCGCGGCTTCGACGATCGTGACGTTGTCGATCTGCGGAATCAGATTGATGGCTCGACGGTCGGGCTCGTAGGCGACCACTCTCGTGAACGTCTTCGCCAACTCGACCGTCCAGTTGCCGACGTTGGCGCCAACGTCGATCGCCAACTCGTGTCTGGCGAGCATCGAGATCGCTCGCCCCGTCGGCGTAATCATCCACTGTTCGTCGAGCATCAGACCCTCGTTAGCGTGCCGGGAGGACTCCAGCGGTGGCGTCCCTTGCCGACGATTCGCCGCTGCTCTTCTTCCTCAGACCAGCCGGCCCGTATCTCGGCGGCCCGTTCGGCGATCTCTTCCAAAGTCGGCCCGGTCTCGTGTTCCTTGAGATCGTCGAGCGACAGTCCGTACCGGCGGACTCGGTCGTAGATTAGGTTTCGCGAGACGCCGAACGTCTTCGCGAGTTCGAGCGCGGAGTAGTGGTTGGGAATGGCTTCGCGAAGGTTCGTTTCGGTGAGATACATCAACCGCTTCCTTTCTTCTAAATGGCTCCCCCCGGCGAGTTCAGCCTTGCGGCCGCGACTCGCCGGGAGGAGACCACCGGAGGGGACTGTTCGAGACAGCCAACGCCAGTCGCTGACCGTCTCCTGTGTCGTGATAGAGCCGAACGTCGGTGAACTTCAGGTCGACGGCGCAGGCCATCGACTCAACCGTGAAGACCGCGACCGGGCTGCTGCGGTCGAGGTGGCCACCGGCCACGAGCAGCGTGACGGCGGCGGCAAACAACCCCTGCCGTCGACGCTCCGCGAGCGTGAACCCTTCGAGCGTCGGAATCCCGTGGATGCGACGCGAGGCCGCCCAGGACACCACCCGCGTGGCTCCGTCCCGAATCAGCACAATCGGTGTTCGCGTTCCGTCGCGATTCATCACAGCCACCTGGAAACTGCTGCCCGCTCGGGTGAGCGAGGCGCTGATGGCCCTGGCATCGAGATCGCTCAGGGCTCCGACGGTTGTGGTTATCGTCTCCAGACAACTATTTGTCAATGGATTTTTCATGCACTTTCACTGGCTCCTGCTTGGCGACACTGACCTTCACAGACTCTTGAGCCGCAGGCTTGCTGCCCTGCCACTTCACGACTTTCTTTGCCACAGATCACCTCACTTTCTGTCTCGATCCAGACTCTCGCACCGCACGGCAACGGGTCGTGCGGGCTATGCACGATTCGTGACGGGCCGTCGATCGTGACTTCGTGGGCTCGCTTCGACGAGACCGGCCTGGCGTGCCGAGACTTGCTGGCGTAAGTCTTGATCGTCAGCGGCGGCTCGCTCCGGCCGTGCTTGCGGTTGCTCGCGATCACCTGTTGGTGAACGTGGATGATCGTAATCACGGCTCGACCCCCTGCCCTCGGACAAACACGGGGGCGTTTGGGTTGTCGGTGCATTTGCTCAGTGTGTTGAACACGAAGTAGGCGACGGCCTCCTCCTCGGTGATATCGCCTTCGCCGATCACGATGTCGATGCACAGGTCGTAGTCGTAGACCGCGACCGGCGTCTTGGCGACCGTGAAGCCCATGTAGGCCGACTCGTACCCGCGACAGACGAGGGCATTGGGGTTGGCCGCCCGGAGGGGACGGTAAATCTTGCTCGGGTCACAGTTCTCAAACGCTGCCACGGCGATCATGTTTGTCCAGTATCTCTTCGGCCTGTGTCCTGCTCGTCACGACCTCCGCGACTGCTCCTCCGATGTTTCGTAGTTCGCCGATGACATGAGTCTGGAGCGGCGTCGGCTTCTTGCCGGGCTGTTTGACTTCGAGCCAGACGGCTCGACCGTGCTTGACGCACAGGAGGTCAGGGATGCCGGGTCGCTGGAAGGCGCCACCGGCGACCTTCAAGACCCACCAGCCGCGAGCCTTGGCCGAGACTTGGATTGACTTGGTGATTGTGGATTCAAGCGGCATGGGCTCGCCTTTCGGCCCACCGACGGAGTTGCGACTCGCTCATCTTCTTGCGAGCCTCGGGCGTGTGCGTCCTGCCTAGGCAATTCTTGTTGCCTCGCATCTTCTCGCGAGCCTCGGGCGTGTGCGTCCTGCCGAGGAAGTTCTTGTTGCCGAGACTCGCCTTCCGCATCTTCTCGCGAGCCTCGGGCGTGTGCGTCCTGCCGAGGAAGTTCTTGTTGCCTCGCATCTTCTCGCTCATCTTCGCGCGGGTCTCGGGCGTGAGCGTCCTGCCGAGGCAATTCTTGTTGCCTCGCATCTTCTCGCTCATCTTCGCGCGGGTCTCGGGCGTGTGCGTCC